GAAGCGAGCGGCATAGTTGACGAGCTGGCGGCGCTGTTCCCGCTGAACCTGCGCATCCCCCGCGCCGGGCTTGTAGCGCTGGTGATGACGCCGGTAGCGCCTGGGCCAGGAATTCCAGACGGCAACACCTTCACGGTACCGGCCTCGTTCCAATACCGATCCGACACCAACTAATCCGCCCGTTGGGCAAACCCAGAACCCGCCATTGAGCGGGTTTTGTCATTTCTGCACAGAGGAAACACAACCATGGGCTTTCAACTCCCCAACGGCGCCACGCTTGAAATTGCTTCTGCCTTCGGCCCTGCCATCCCGGTAACGGCGTTGAGCAACGCCAACCCGGCCGTGGCGACCGCTGCGGCGCACGGACTGTCTGACGGCGACATTATCGCCGTTACATCGGGCTGGACTCGTTTGAATGATCGGGCCGCTCGAGTCGCTGACAGCGCTTCCGGTACGTTCGCGCTGGAAGGCATCAACACCGTGAACATTCAGCCGTACCCGGCCGGCTCCGGCGCTGGCTCCGTGCGCGAAGTCACCGGCTTTACCGAAATCTCCCAGATCACCGAATTGAACTCCAGTGGCGGCGACCAGCAGTTCCTCACGTTCGGCTTCCTCGCAGACGATGATGATCGCCAACTCCCTACCACCAAGAATCCAATCAGCATGTCGGTCACGGTCGCCGACGATCCAAGCCTGCCTTATGTCGCCATTGTCGAAGCAGCTGACGAAGACAAGCAGACCCGCGTGCTTCGCCTGAATCTGCCTGGCGGCAGCATCATCGTCTACAACTGCTACGTCTCGATCACGTCTACCCCAACGCTGGGCCGGAACAACTTGATGACTCGAATCATCACGATGTCGCTTGCCGGTCGCCCAACTCGTTACGCAGCGGCGGTGTAACCTATGGCCAAGATCAAGATCTCTCAGAACCCAACCTTCAAGGCGAAGGTCGCAATTCCGCGTGTCGGCGCCGATCCGGTCAGTGTTGAGTTCGAGTTCAAGTACATGGACCGTCTGGCCCTGGCCGCGCACTTCGATAAATGGAACGCGGCACGCGACGAGCATGCCAAGAAGGTGCAGGAAGACGACATGAGCTGGCAAGAAGCGACCGGCGCCGAAATCGCACTGCAAGTTGGTCAGCTCAAGGACATCGTTGCGAGCTGGGCTTTCGACGAGAAGCTGTCGGATGAATCTCTGACTGCGCTGGTTACCACCTGCATTGGTGCGCCTCAGGCCGTGCTGGAAGCGTACCAAACCGCCTACCAGCCGGCCCGCTTGGGAAACTGACCGGCGCCGCCCGTGCCATCTATGAGCCAGGTCCATCAGAAGCTGCGCTGGCGGCTTTCGGTTTGACCTTGGCGGACATTCCCGCCGTCGAGTACGAGGTCTGGCCAGACAACTGGCCGGCCTTCCTGCTGTTCGAGGCGATGTCGACGCAGTGGCGCGTCGGTATGGCCGGGGCTACCGGGCTGGACTATGCCGCCTTGCCGCCGGTGGCCTCGATGCTGGGCATGAAGCGGCGCGAAATCCCTGAAGTCTTCCACGACATTCGCGTCATGGAAGCAGAAGCCATGCTCGTGATGAGCGAATCGAAATAACGGAGCACGCATGACTTCTATTGCTGAACTCGGCATCAAGGTCGATTCGACCGATGCTGCGCAGGCGAGCTCCGACCTCGACAAGCTCACGGCGGCAGGTGCACGGGCGGAGAAGGCGGCCGAAGGCGTATCAAAGGGCGCTGATAAAGCATCCGCATCGTTCAAGAAGCAGAGGGATGAACTGAGTGACCTGCTCGGCGAGATCGATCCGACCGTAAAGGCTCTCGGCCGGCTGGACGAACTTGAGAGCAGGCTGACCAAGCACAAAGGTGTTGGCCTGGATGCCGCGACCTTCAGCGAGTATCAAGCCAAGATCAACCAGGCTCGCACCGAGCTGACGCGCTTCGACGACTCACTTTCTCGCACAGGCAACACGGCAAAGCAGAATGCCGCGGCGCTGCGCGGTGTTCCGGCTCAGTTCACTGATATTTTCACCTCGATTGCCGCTGGCCAGCCCATCACCATGGTGGCCTTGCAGCAAGGTGGGCAACTGAAAGACATGTTCGGCGGGATTGGCCCTGCCGCTCGAGCTCTCGGCGGCTACATTCTCGGTCTCGTCAATCCTTTAACTGTCGCCGCGGCGGCTGTCGGCGCGCTGACGCTGGCCTATTACAAGGGCAGCCAAGAGGCCGACGAGTACAACAAGGCAATCATCTTCACCGGTAACTCCGCTGGAACAAGCGCTACTCAGTTGGCATCGATGGCGCAGCAGGTGAGCGCAACGGTCGGCACCACTGGTGCTGCTGCCGAGGTGCTGGCCAAGCTGGCAGGCAATGGAAAGATCGCCAGCGGCAGCTTCGAAGAGATCACCGAAGCTGCTCTGCAGATGGAAAAGGCCACCGGCAAAGCCATCGACGAGACGATTGCCGAGTTCGCGAAGATCGCCAAGGACCCGGTAGCCGCAGCCAAGGAACTCAACGACCAGTACAACTTCCTCACTGCCTCGGTCTACTCGCAGATCGTGGCGCTGAAGGAGCAGGGCGACACCATCGGGGCGGCGAAGCTGCTCACCGACACCTATGCCGATACGATCAAAAACCGAACCGGAGAGGTGACGGCGAATCTCGGCCTGATTGAAGGCGCATGGCAGAAGATCAAAGCCGCAGCGGCCGGCGCGCTGGACGCTACTCTAGATGTGGGTCGAACCCAGTCCATCGATTCGCAGATCGCCAACTACCAGAAAATCCTCGATGGGCGTAAGTCTGGGGGCTTTCTCTCTTCGTTTTTCGGCGACGAACTGGGCGCCAATAGCCAGTCCACCAAGTTCCTTGAGCAGCAGATCGTGCTGCTGCAAAAGCGCAAAGAGGAAATCACCGCCGGCGCCAAGGCTGACGCTGACCGGGCGAAAACCGAGCGTGACGGGATCGACGCAAGCCTGCGACTCAAGGCAATCAGCGATTCGAACCTCACCAACGAGGAGAAGCGCAACAAGCTGATCAAGGAGTACAAACGGGACGTCGAGGCGCTGCGTAAGGCGAACCCGAACGATCCGCTGGTGCAGGAAGCGGTTGTCTCGAAGACGATTCAGAACATCCGCGACAAGAACAAGGATCCGAAAGCCGCGACCTCAGCGGTAAACCTGACCCAGTTCAACGACTCGAAAAACCAGCTGTCGCTGATCCTCGGCGAATACAAAAACGCACAGAAGGAGCTGGAAGCTGCGCAGAAGGCCGGACTGGTCACGCAGGAAGATTACCTGCTCAAGCGCCAGGCACTGATCGGCAACGAGCGCGACGAGGTAACCGCCGCGTATGAGTCTGAAATCAGTTCGTTGGAGGCGGCGAAAGGCAAGGCCGGCACCTCGGCAGCGCAGCGCATCCAGCTCGACCAAAAGATCGCTGATGCCAGGGCCAATATGGTCAAGGCTCAGAAGGAAGCCGACAGTGAGCTCGAAGTCATCGCGACGAACGAGCAGGGCCGGCTCGCCAAGCAGGCGCAGGCGATCAAGGTCTACACCGATGCCCTCGACCAGCAGAACGTCGCTCTGCGGCGCGCTGGCGGCCGTGCAGCGGATGGCGTTGGCCGTGGCGACCGGGAGAACGCCATCAATGGCGAACTGAACGGCATTGCCGATCGAGCCAACCAGCAGCGTCTGGATCTGGCGCGCGACCGGGCCGACAAGGCACGCAACATGAGCGCCGAGGAGTACCAGGCCAAGCTCGACGCGATCAACAGAAGCGAAACGGACCTGAGCGAAACAGTGCTCAGCAACTACGAGCAGATGTCGGCCGCGCAAAGCGATTGGCGCAACGGGGCAACCTCGGCGTTCAGCAACTATCTCGAGAGCGCGCGCAACGTCGCAGGCCAAACCCGCGACCTGTTCAGCAATGCCTTCAGCTCGATGGAAGACGCAGTCGTCAACTTCGCCATGACCGGGAAGCTGTCGTTTGCTGACTTCACCAAGTCGATTCTGGCGGACATGGCGCGGATCGCGACCCGTCAGGCCAGTTCGGCGTTGCTGAGCAGTCTGGTTGGTGCTGGTGCGAGTTACTTCGGTGGAGGCGGCGCGGCAACCTCAGCAGGTTCCACTGCGGCGGGCTACAGCGGTGACCTGTCTGGCTTCACGCCGGGCAGCGTCCAAGCAAATGGTGGCGCGTGGTCTGGCGGCGTTCAGATGTTCGCCAATGGTGCAGCGTTCACCAACTCTGTCGTGAGCAAGCCGACTGCGTTCGGCATGGCAGGCGGGCAGACCGGCGTCATGGGGGAGGCGGGGCCTGAGGCAATTATGCCGCTGACCCGCACCGCCGGCGGCCAGTTGGGAGTGCGCGCGATAAGCGGCGGAGGAAGTGGTGGCGGCAACGTTTACAACTTCCCCGTCGCGGTATCGGTGCAAACCCAGGGCAATGGCGGAGCGGCCAGCACGGAAGACACCTCGCAGCTTGGCAAGGGCATTCAGCAGGCGGCGAAAGTCGAGGCTGAAACCGCCATCGCCCGAGCACTGC